GCCCGATCCTTCAGCTTAAAAATAAGCCGAATCGTGCACCCACCCTTTCATCTCAGACGGGTTGCTAATCCGTTTGGGTGCAGGGAGGGCTAAGCCTGTTCGAATGGAAACGCGAGACGTCCCCAAGGCCCAGTATTTCTCATTGAATGTAACCTCGCGCTGAAGCGCCAGGACTTTCAATTGATATTTACCAAGGGCCTCGATGGCAGCACGTGTATTCACCGAGGGGTCCAAATCGAACTCGAGTTGAGGTAACGCCGGAGGCGTAAACTCAAAGGGAGTCGGTATTGGATCTCGACCTATAATGCGCGTGTTCCCCCATTCCTTAGAGATGAGGGACTCCAGTCTCAGCGCCGAGTAATCTCGGGAAACTTCGACCAGAGCCACGCATAAGGCGTAGAACTGAGCCCAAGGGCCAGGTGAGATCATCAACAACGGGATAGAGAAAATCCCGGCGAGTGTCCCTTTAAACAGGGGATAGCGGAACCAACTGAGTTGGAATGCTTTCCACTGTATAAGGGCGCGGCCGCGGAAGGACACACAGGCTTGGAGTGACGCTTCGGTCATCCAGCCAACATCTACCGTAGCAACGGTAGATGGTGCTACTTCCGGTCCATGGAGTAAACGAAACCATTCATCTGCCCAAAAGGCGGACGGAAGACGACATACTCCAGACACCCGGCTGCGCATATAGGCGCTCGCGAGGAGAAGCGAGGGGGGGAACCTTTTAAGGTCAACCCCCACTCGTTTCACCATTTCTAAACCCTGGCTGGGAAATACAATCAAACCAAGATCCATCAAGTGTGAAAACAGATTGATAGCATGTCCGGGCGTCCGAGTGAAGCGTAAAAGCTCACGAGTGGACACCCCAGAGATGTCGCCAAAATGTGGAGACACCACCCGCTTAGCGAATTCTAGGAGGCCTTTATCAGAGATAATGGACTTCCCCGTGTTAATGGGGACTCCTAGGAAACGCATAATGGACAAGTACTGGTCCGCAACCTCCTTAGTAAGAATGACAATGTCATCTCCTAAGAGGGCATAGAACGGAAACCAACCCTTCCACCCCGAGCGGAAGGCAGCCAGTTGCACGATTACGTGGTGAGTGACTGCCAACATGGCCCAGGAAGAGAGGGCTCCCATTGGCTGCCCCACCGCATATTTAATGCGGCCGCAATCGGGATTAGTATAAGTTCGGGCGGTCATCAATAACCGCCAGAACCAAGCTAATAACCGAGAGCCAGAGAGCAGATGTAAAATCTGCTCTTGGAGTGCCACTGGAAGTCTGTCAGTCGCATTCGATAGATCGAAGCTGAACGACGGATACCCAAGACGGGAAAAGTCCAGAAGGGCCTTTACAGGCGCCATCTGGTCAAAAGTCCCATCTTGGGGGATGAGTCGGAGAACGTCAAACAAATAAGAGTGGAGCGATTTAAGGGCCCATTGGGACCAATAATCGACCACGCCTACAATTCGACGTTTTCCTCCACCATCCTTCGCTAGGACGCTTAAGCGCCCCAGCGGAAACCGAGTATTCCGGAACCGAAGGAATAGAGCGAAGGGTAGGACTAAGTGAGACAATACCACTAGCCATAAGGCGAGTAGACGTTGGCCACTTACCCAGGTATACCCGCAATACACCACCAATATGAT